AACCATTTGTGTAAAGTAGTCTACCATCGCAAAGACTCGTAGTTTGCCAGCCGGTTCGAGTTTCAGTGCCAGCTTTCCGAATAAGCGCGCTGCCCTCCCAGTCATCTCTGGCTGAGTAAGGCTAGCGTTAGCCATTCGGGCGGCCGCCGCCGTCTCCCCAACCATCCGGTATCGGTTGATCCAAGCGGTGTTAAAGGTCTGAGCTTGATTCCGATCCAAATAATCATGCGACCAAGATTCAAAGAACTCATGGAACAATGAAAACATAGTACCACTTACAGCGCCTTCGCGCCATAACTGGTACGCCGTTGCCAGAGAACCCGAGATCGATGTCCCTTGCCGCATGCCATTCGGTGCTGAGGTTGTCAGTAGTAGAGGTTTTATCCTCCAGTTTCTGAACTCTCGGTACCGAAATGGGGCCAGCTCCACGAACCTCGGAGCAAAGTCCGCAATTTCCTTCAATACCCACTCCTTCCGGGTGGAAGGTGCGGTAATGGTGGATAATTTCGTCTTTCCTGGCATATCTAAAACTCGGTATAACCCGAATAAAGTTAGCCAGTACCGGACTAACACAGTGTCGCCCTTCATTAGGGCTTCACGGTGAAGCGAAGGTATGATCCGAGGTAAGCCGGAACGGCTACGGGCAATTGCGACCCCCACCCCCTGAGCCGATTTGTGACATCGACCCGCGAGGGCTTGCATAGTTAACACTTGCATTACTTTCAAGCGCTTCACCACACCGGGGATCCCCTGTGACTTCCAGATGGTAGCCAAGTGGTAGCAGAATGTTAGGTTTACTCGGACTAACCCGTTAGAAAACGCACCAGTCACCAGTCGTACCACCCGGTTTAAGGGTGTGACGAGCTGGCGACCGCTTTTTACAGCGGTAGTCCAGGCTGTGCCTCCGAGCACTTTGGATGCAAATCCTAAGTGTTTTGGGGACATTGACTAATATTTATATTAGCAGCCACTTCGGTTTCCCATTTCTGGGGCCGCAGGACCCCCTAAGGGGGTAGGTGGTTTCCGTAAGGTTCCCCTACCTTATCTTAGAACCAGTGTGGACCCGGGGTTTCTACATTATCGATTCCCACTTTTGTGGTATATTTCCTCCGATCCGAAGACCGGACTAGTTTTACCGTATACTCCGTCTGCATCGCAATGCTTGGGAGCACCACACCAATCCTTTAACAGGTAGGGTGCCTCTCAGAGACTTCGTTGCATGAGACGTTTTGGTTACCGTCAGACATTCTATGGGATGGCGGCTAAGCCGACCCGTCCTTTACCTCTTTCGAGTTAGGGGCCCCCTCCGTGCAATTGGAGGTAAGGTGTTCGAATGGTCTTCAAGACCGTCATGGAGCCTTGCCCCTGTGCATTGAGTCAACGGTTGTGGCGGGTGAATCCCCTTAAGGGGTTTATCATTACACTCCCGTTCGGGCCACTCCCTCGTCTTTGGACAGGAGGTAAAAGAATGCAACTTAGAACTCTGACTTAGAGTACCGTGGGGCCGTGAGGTTCCGCGACTGCTTAGATGTATTGAGAAACGTGATCTAACACAATCTTTGGAAGAGCTCATCCGGTCGGATAGGCTTTTCCCGAAGCTAGGGTTTCCC